CCCAAGCGCGCCAACGACAACTCCCGCCCTGGGTGCAGGCGAAGCTCTCCCGCCCGCGCAACCTGAACCCGGGGCGGGGGCTCTTAACGACATTCAGGAGAACGATTTCGACGCGGCCGCGCATGAACTGGCCGAACAAATGACGGCGCATGAAATCGACCGTTGTCCACACAACGCCACCAATAGTTGCCGCATATGCAAGATCAGAAAGGAAAGATTCCTTGAGCCCGGGGAAGATGGGCCCCCGGTTTGGAAATTTCGATGGGTTGCTAAAGTTTCCCGGGCGGTTGCGGCCAAATATGACCACATTGATTTTTCCCCGCCACAAGGCGTGAGGGATGAGGCAAAAAAAGGCTTGGCATGGCGGGAGGAATACGGCCGGGGAGGAACCGAAGTTGGCGTTGCCCGGGCCCGCGATCTTTCCAATGGTCGCAATGTTAGTCCCGATACGGCTAAGCGCATTTATTCCTATTTCGCGCGGCATGAGGCCGACAAAAAGGGACAAGGTTGGAGCCCAGGGCAAGAGGGCTTTCCGAGCGCGGGCCGCATTGCCTGGGCTCTGTGGGGAGGTGATGCCGGGGAGGCATGGGCCGGAAAGTTGGTCAGGCAAATGATGGCGGCTGATAACGATGAATGAGCCCGTTTTAGCTATCTGGGAGGGCCGGCCGCGCTCAAGCCATTGGGCCGAATTGCGCGCAAGGCATTTGGCCAACAACCATTTTTGCGTTGCTTGCGGGCAAAAAGTTGGCTTGACGGTTCATCATTTGATTCCGGTTTCTGTCGCTCCAGAAAAAGAACTCGAGCCGGACAATCTGCGGACGGTCTGCAATGATTGCCATTTTGTTATAGGCCACTTAGGTAATTGGCGATATTACAACATCCATTTCGACATTGATTCCGCAAACCATATGGCGCGGGTAGACGAATACCGGGAAAACCATTCCGCTAGGGAGTCTCAACGATGATTGAAAAACGCGTTGGCGGTTTCCTTGAGGGTTCCGGTTCCAGGGTTGTTGGATATGCGGCTGTTTTTGGGCCATTGTCCGAAGATTTGGGGGGATTTCGGGAACGGATTGATCCGGCCGCATTTGATTATTCAATCAAAGAAAATGTTGATGTTAGGGCCTTGGTTGACCATGAAAGCGGAAAGGTTTTGGGCCGTCGATCCAATGGCACCTTGCAAATTTCAACGGATGCCCGCGGTCTTAAAGTTGAAATTGATTTGCCCGAAACAAGCTACGCCAACGATTTGAAAGCATTGATGGCACGGGGTGACATTTCCCAAATGTCATTTGCCTTTACTGTGCCGCCAAACGGTGATTCATGGGATGGGACAACTGAAGATGGCTTGCGCTTGCGGACCCTCAAGGATGTTCGGCTTGTCGAGGTTTCGGTTGTCGCGATTCCCGCATATCCCGACACAACGGCCGCATTGCGAAAAATGCAATCCCTTGGGGCAAATTTGGCCATGCGCCAACGGGCAATGGCGGCTTTGGCAATGAAATATCCATGGGCTTGGCAAAAGCCCGTTTAATCGTGCTGGCGATTTTGTAGCTTTTTGACAATCCCTTTTTGGAGGTTTGAAATGCCGAGTTTGACTGAAATTCGCGCGGCCCTTGCCGAACGCGGCGTATTGGTGGCGAAAATCAACGAATTGGCTACCCGGGAACTATCCCCGGAGGAAGCCCAGGCGTTTGCCGATTTGCAGGCCAAGGTTGCGGAACTTGATTCGCGCATTGGCGATCTTGAATCTTGGGCCCAAAGCGATGATTCCAGCGAAATGGAAGGCGGGGAAGCCCCACCGGCTACCGCGCCGGCCGAACCCCAAATGAACGGCCGGGCCCTTGCCGAATCCCAAATCCGCCTTGTCAAGGCCCTCGAGAATGCCGAACGGCGCGGAACCGGCCGTAAGGCCCCCGCGTTTGTCCGCGATTTGAACGACCGCAGTGCGGCCCGCGATAAGGACTTGGTTCTTCGCGGTTGGGCCTTGCAATCGGCCGGGCTTGCGACCAATGAACATCGCGCGGCCGCTAGCCGCCTGGGCGTTGATTTGGTTGGCAAAAATGGAATTGCCAAGTTGTTTTCCAAGGCTCCGAGGAACGCGGCCGAGGCCCGCGCTTATGAGCCCGAGGCCCGCGCCCAAAGCGTTGGCACCAATTCGGCCGGTGGATTCCTTGTGCCGACAACTCTTTCAACAACCCTTGAAGAGCAATTGCTTTTCTACGCCAATCTGCGTTCCGTTGCCCAGGTCTTGCGTACCGCGACGGGCAATCCGCTTGATTTGCCGGTGAATAATGATACCGGAAACAAGGGAGAAATCATCGCTGAAAATACGGCTTTCAACGCCCAAGACTTTACCTTTTCCAAGGTTTCGCTGAATGCCTACAAGTACTCCGCGAAGTTGGTTTTGGTCAGCGTCGAATTGCTGCAGGATTCGGCTATTGATCTCCCGTCATTCCTTGGTCAGGCCCTTGGTGAACGGATTGGCCGCATTCAGGCCGATCATTTCACGACGGGAACCGGCTCAAGCCAACCCCAAGGCATTGTTACCGGCTCAAGCCTTGGCGCAAATGCCGCAAGCGCAACCGCCATTGCGGTTGACGATTTGCTGAATTTGCTGCACTCGGTTGACCGGGCATACCGTACCAACGGGGCATGGATGTGCCATGATTCCATTTTGCTTGCGATTCGCAAGCTGAAGGACTCGCAGAACAGGCCGATTTTCACCGAAAGCTACCGCGACGGTGAACCGGACCGTTTGCTTGGATATCCCGTCATCGTGAATAACTCGATGGATTCAACCATCGTCGCCACGAAGAAAACCGTACTTTTTGGCGATTACTCCAAGTTTGTTATCCGCGATGCCCAGGATATCACCATCGTTCGGATGGATGAACGATACGGGGAATACGGCCAAGTTGCCTTCACGGCCCTTTCCCGTTCGGATTCCAAGGTACTTGTTTCGGCCGCGATCAAGCACCTTCTCCACTAATCGAGGTATCCAATGCGCGTCCAACTTTTGACTTGCCTTGCCAACCCGGTTACCGCGATTGAAGCCGGGGAAATCATAGAGGTAGGCCAAGATGAGGGCGCGCGCCTCATTGCGGCCGGGGTAGCCATTGAAGTTGCCCCGGCCCCAATCATCAAGGAAATACCCGAAGAAAAGTCAAGGAAAACGCGGGAGAAACGCTAATGGCCTTGTCGGTAGTCACTCCCCCGACAACCCTTGCCGTACCATTGGCTGACGCGAAAACATATCTGCGGGTTGACGGAACAAACGAAGATTCCTTGATTGCCGGATTGATTCAAGCGGCAACCGATCATGTTGAACGGGTAACCCGTCGGACAATGATTTACACCACATATCGGTTAAAGCTAGATTCGTTTCCTGACGGGCCCATTGAGTTGCCGCGTTCGCCAGCGGTAGACATAACGGCCGGGGCAACTTATGCCTATGATATGCCGTCGATTGATTATTTCGATCAAGTTGGGGATGAAATAAGTCTGGAAAAGGAAGTTGATTACGAACTTGATTTGACCGAAAATCCCCCATGCCTTCAATTACCGGCTATGACATATTGGCCACTAACTCAAGCCGGCAAGGCTAAGGCGGTAACCGTCGATTTCGTGGCAGGATATGGCCCAACGGCCGCAACGGTTCCGGCATTGCTCAAGCAAGGGATTTTGCTATTGGTTGGCCATTGGTACGAAAACCGGGAGGCGGTTGGTTCCGTGGGTTCGGAAATGGCATTGGCCGTTGATTCGATTTTGAAAATCTACCGAACCGGGGACTACCAATAATGCCGCCCATTGGCCGTTTGCGCGAACGGCTTGAGTTGCAATCCGCAACAGATACCCTTGATTCCTACGGCCAACCAACCCGCGCCTGGGCGACATATTCAACGGTTTGGGCCAATGTGATTCCAACGGGAGGTTCCGAACCCCAGGTTGCCGATCAACAAAATCCTCAAGTCACATTCAAGATTACGATTCGATACCAAGCCGGGGTATCGTCAACCCACCGGGCAATCATGGGCTCAAGGGTTTTTAATTTTCAATCGGTATTGAATGTTGACGAACGCTCAAGATGGCTGGAAATTCAGGCCACGGAACAAGTTTAATGGATATCAATACGGGCGCAAAATTAACAATTAATTTTGACGATTCCGAAATTACGGCATTGCGAAACGCTATCAATCTTCATGCGCCCAAGGAATTAAACCGCGCTTTTCGGTCGGCTGCAAACAAGGTTGGTTCGTTATTGGTCAAAGCGGTTAAGGCCAAAATACCCAAGGCAAGTGCCAAGAAATTGCCAATCCCGGGAGGCCAAGGCAAGGCGTTAATAGCCGGAAAAACCGGGTTATTAAAAAAATCAATCATAAAAAAGGTTGTTACGACAAGGCGCGGCCGAATCGTTGTAATTGTCGGCCCAAATAAAGATAAAACCGTTGAAGCCTATTCTCCGTGGCTTAAACGCATGATTTTGGTTCGGGCAAGCCGATATGCCCATTTGGTGGAATTGGGCTTTAACCAGAAAATCAGGGGCAGAATCAAGCGGGTTCCGGCCAAGCCTTTTTTTCGGCCGGCAATGGATGAAAGCCGCGAACAAATCATGGAAATAACCCTGAATTCCTTGCGGGCTAGTTTAAATAAAATATTTGAGAAAATGGCCATGGCGGCAAAAAGGAAGGCCGGATGAGCGCGCTAGGAAAACTTGTTCGTGATTATTTGGTTGCCCAAACGGGCTTTGCCGCAACTTTTCCCGGTGGCCTAAATCCCGACTCCAATCCGGTTGATTACGCATTGCCCTACGCGGTCTACCAAGGGATTTCGCGCAATAGGGAACGGTTGCTTACCGGCTCAATTTGGGTGACAACCGAAAGGATTCAAATATCGGTTGCCGCCATGACAAGAGCCCAGGCGCAAACCGGGGCTCAATGGATTGCGGACAAATTGGCATTGGTTCCGGCGCTTCAGACAATCGGGACAACGAAGGTTTACTATCTGAAGGTGGAAGATGAATCCGCCCAGGCCGAAATTTTGGGTGATGGTTCGGATGAGGCGGTGAGAACGGTTGAAATTGATATCCTTGGGGCCTATTTGGAGTCTTAGAAATGCCTAGCCCAATTTTGCCAACCGGAACAACCGCGACGATTACTGACCTGCCAAGCGGTTCCCCGACAAGCCTTGACAACCTCAAGACTATCGGTGGGAATGACGCAACCATGGCATTCGCTGATGTAACGGCTTTGGCCGATTCAGCCCTCAAGCGGTTGCCCTCGAGGATTGACCCGGGAACCGTTCAATTCACATTTTTCTTGGACGATACCGCAACCGCGACGAACCAACTAACGACATTGCGAACCAAGCAAACCCTCAAGCAGAAAATCCGAATCGCGGTAGACCTCCCGGGCGCAATCGACGCGACAACCAAGATTATCACCTACGATGGCTACATTGCCACAGTTGGTTCGCCTGAAGTTGGTTCAACGGATGATGCCCTTCAGTACACGGTGACTTTGCAGGTTTCGTCGGCTTGATTTCTACCTAGGCGGGGGGATTTATGGCTAATTTAAGCGCGGCCCAAATCTTGGGAATCAAGCCCAAGGTTTTGGCCGTTAATGTTCCGGAATGGAACGGTTCGGTATTCATCCGCGAACTCTTGGCAAGCGAACGCGATTGGTTCGAGGCTTGGCAATTAGGCGCGGATAATAACCCCGAACGATTCAAGGGGGTTAGGGCCAAGATTGTTTCGTATTGCATTTGCGATGAATCTGGAACAAGGCTTTTTTCCGATGATGACGCGGCGCGCCTGGGGGAACTTCCCGCCCGGGGATTGGATACGGTTTTTACCGCAATTCTTGATTTGAACGCATTGAATGGTTCATCAATGAAGGAAGCGGAAAAAAACTAAAAAGCAACCCAAGGCGTAGGTTTTTGTTTCGGTTGGCTTTGGCCTTGGGTTGCACGGTTGCGGAACTAACGGCCCGCCTATCTTCCAAGGAATTGGTGGAATGGTGGGCTTATTCCAATCTAGAACCATGGGGAGATCGGCGCGCTGATTTGCGTTCGGCAATTCAGGCATACGCAAGCGCGGCCCCATGGTCAAAAACGGCTAAAGTAACCGACTTTTTGTTAGACTTTGAGCCAGCGGCCGAACGCCAAATGACAGTTGAAGAATGGCGTTCATATCTGATTTCCCTTGGGGGAAAACCCTGTGGCTAATGTCGGCAAGATGAACATTCAGGCCGGGTTTGACGGCAAGCCGGCCGAACGCGGTTTTTCCGCATTGGGCAAATCCTTAGGCAACCTGACAAGCCAATTAAAGGGTATGTCGGCTGGCCTAATGGGAAAGAATTTCTTCACCGAACTATCAAGCGGAATTGGCCTTTTGCAAGGCTTGGCAAACAAGGTTATTGATTTCGTTGATGCCGGCGCAAAGTTGGAAACAACGCAAATTCAATTCGGATATCTTGTCGGCAATTTTCAGCAAGGCGCGCAAGTGTTAGAAAATCTGCGCGACATAGCGGCCGAAACCGGGGCCCCGTTGGAATCTGCGGCCAAGGGCTTTAAATCGCTTTCCATGGCCGGTTTGTCGGCCGCAACAAGCCTCGACCTTGTCCGGCAATCCATGCAAGCCGGCGAATTGCTTGGAGGTGGCGCGCAAGGCGTTGATTTGCTGGCCAATGCCATGGTTGGGCTTTCGGCGCAATCAATAGCAACCGAACAACAATTGGGCCAAATTCAGCAAGGCGGCTTGCGGGCATTTGAGGCATTGGCCCAAGGCTTGTCGCAATTGACCGGACGGGCCTTTTCCGTTCGTGACGCAATTGAGGAATTGAGGCGCGGAACGATTCTTTCAACAACGGCAATGCAAGCCCTCCAAGCCGCGACAAATGCGCCAGAAGCCCTAGCGGCGCGTGAAAGATTTGAAGCGAGTTTTGAGGGCCAGTTGAACCGGCTCAAGGGAACCGCCCAGGCATTTATGACCGATATTTCAAAAATGATTCTTACGAACTTGCCGCTTAATGAAATTTTTGCCGGCTTGCGCGGGTTATTAACCGGAATGCGGGATATTGTCGCGGTTATTATTGCCGATGTTGGAAAAGTTTTTGACCCGGCCGGCCGGCTTGGAAACATCAAAACGGCTTTTGAAGCTGGCAAGAAAATTGCCATAGATATTGCGGAAACAATTGCGATTGGTGGAATTAAGTTTGGAAAAATGTTGTTAGCCGGCGCGCAAGCCATATTGGACGCCTTCAAGGCAATTGCAAACTTCCTGACTTCAAATGCATTTCAAAAGGCCATGGCGGTTGGCGCGGGAACTTTGGACAAGGCCCTTTTTGATCTTGGCATGATTTCGCGCAAGGAGATGAACCGGCGCGCCAATGAACAGTTGGCCGGAATGGCGGCCGGCCGCGAAGTTTTTCAAGGCGTGCAATTGCCAAACCTCGAGGCGACATTGGCCGATATGGGCGCATTTTTTGCCAAAGCGCGGGCAAGGGTTGAAGGCCCCCAAGCTGGCATGATTCCCGGGCAAGGCAATGCGGCCGCGTTGGCCGCGTTCAACAAGGCCAACCCGTTGCTAGCCAATGCCGCTTTTTGGAATACTTGGGAGGATTGGACTAAGGGCCTAAAGGAAAACGGATTTGTTATATCAACCAATAACGAACAAGTCAGGGGGCTAATTAATTCTTTTAAGGCGGGCCGAATTGGATTCAATGAATTTGAAAAACAAATGCTTGCATTGAATACGCGAACCGAAACCGTCAAGCGTACAATTGATGAGTTAAGCCGCGAAACGCTCAAGGAATTAGCTACCCCGTTGGAAACCTTTTCCAAGGGCCTTGAGGGGCTAACGATTCAAAGCCAGCAACTCCAAAAGGCCGTTGATGCTGGCGTAGTTGATCCGGCCGATAGGGCCAAAGCCGCCCAGGCATTGGCGCGAAAAGCGGGAAAGCAATTGCAGGATTTCCTAGCCCAAAATCAGGTTGGCGATTCATTCATCGCGGGCCGTTCGGAATTTGGTACGGCCGGCGCAATTGAAACCGTCTTGCGGAATCGTCTAGGCGATAGGGGCTTGGATATCCAGGAACGCATTGCGCAAGGAATAGCCCGTCAAGAAATCATTCAAAAAGAGCAAGTGAAAATGCAAGATAAGATGATTCAAGCAATCATGCGGGTAAAGCCCGGCGTGTTCATTTTGCAGGGCAAGTAATGGCATATACCTATTTTGCGGAAACCCATGAGGGACGAACCGGCAAGGTTGATTCGCGCTATTCGCGATCATATACCCGCGCCTTTATCGTAAAAACAGATTCGGCAACATACGGCCCATATTATGCCGGTTCCCATCCGTCATTGCCTATTTTGTGGGCAGCTTATCCCGACGATCCAATAGCCCGCGCAACATCAATAACCCCGGCCCAGGATAGCGTTGATCCGACGCTATGGCGGGTAACCGTCGAATACACATATCCCGATCTTGGAACGGGTACTGGTGATCCAAAGATCGACCAACAACAACAAGGCCAGAATCCGGCCGACAGAGTTGAGAATCCGCTATCCCGGCTTAATGATTACCAGATTTCTACAACGACATATCCCTACGCGGTAACCGAAACAATTTACGGCCAAGCCATAAAAAACACGGCTAATGATCCATTTTTGCCTCCAATCGAAATTCAGAAAATGGGCGCAACCATTACGGTTGGCACCAACCAAACCTCGAGCCCATCATCGGCTTGGCTTCAATCGGTTGGATGCCTGAATACAAATTCAATGGTTATTGGGCCGTATTCGGTAACGGCCGGACAAGTGCGGTTGGATTCAATATCGGCGCAAATGGTTAACGAAAATGGCGTTAAATATTGGCGTTGGAGCTTGGTTTTTCAGTACCGCGCCAGTTGGGCGTTTGTCCTACTAAATCAAGGGCGGCGCGAAATTAGGGGCGGCGTAAGGGTTCCAATTTTTGATGCGGCAACCGGGCAAGAGGTTGGCGCGCCGGTTCCGCTAGACGCGGGAGGCCAAGCCCTTGCCAGCGGATCAAGTGAAGTTTGGCTTACTTTTCATGTTTACCCGCGCGTTACTTTTCCATCCGTCATCTAACCGGGAGGTTTTGAAATGCCCGGTTACCTAGTAGACGATCAAAGCCTCGCGCGTATCCAAGCGGTTGTGCTTGATTACGAATCCGGCAATATTTCCGATAGGTCGATGGGGAACCGTGTTTATCAAGAAACCAACAAGGGGATTTCGGTTCAAGTTGTTGAGGTTACCGGGCCTAGGGATACGACATATCAAACCTACCCCGGGGTTGTGAAATTTTACAACGCGACAACTTCAACTTGGACAACCGGCGCGACAATTCGGATTCTTGATGTAAACGATTATGGCCTTACAGCAATCAAATATCTGGGCCGGCTTTCAGGCCGAAAGAGTGAAGGCGGTACGGATTATCCGTTTTATTTCGTCCAAGAAAAACTGACGGTTGCAAGCGGTAGTGGTTCCGGTTCGGGTTCCGGTTCGGGTTCCGGTTCGGGTAGTGGGGAATCAGGTTCGGTTTCAGGTTCCGTGGAATCCGGTTCCCTTGAATCGGGTTCGGTTTCAGGTTCCGTGGAATCCGGTTCGGTTGAATCGGGTTCGGTTGAATCCGGTTCCCTTGAATCAGGTTCGGTTTCAGGTTCCGTGGAATCCGGGGTTTCCGGTTCGGCCGGTTCGGGTTCAGGCCCTTGCGCTGGTTCGGGTTCGCTAATTATTGAGGTTGTAACTGATGTTCAATGCGTCAACGGTGAAATAGTGGTAACCAAAACCCAGATTGCCATTCCCGGTGGGGCAATTTGCTAATGAGCCAAACCAATATAGGCCCTTGTCAATGTTGCGGCCAAGCGGCCGGTTGTCCGTGTTCTGAAATCAATTGCCTATTTGTTTGGGAATTTGTAGCCGATCCAATAAACGCAAATATGTGGGTTGCAATTAACCTTTGTGGCGGTGGCGATGGCTCAAGCATGCCATGCTGCAACTGCGTAGAGCCCGATACCCCAGGTAATTATTTGGGGGAAATGCGTCTTACTTGGTGTTTCCCGATAGCTAGCGGGAATGACCAGTGCAATTGTTTTGTATGCACAATTACTTGGGACGCCTTTTTAGAACAATGGATTCCTGGAACTTGTATCGGGCCCGACAATTCGCCTAGCGTCTATGACTGCAGTTGCCCGACAACTGGCATTGCCCCAGGCACAAGCCACGGACAAACAATTGAAAACATCATTTGCGGATGCCCGTCATGAGCCCTGAAGAAATTGTTGAGAAAGCGGCTAGCCTTGGGATTATTCTTTTCAACGATTCGGGAAAGCTTTCATATTATGGGCAAATACCAAGCGGATGGATTGAACTAACGAAATCTTGGATTTCACAAAAGCCAAACATTTTATCGTATCTTGAAAATCCACCTTGGGCCCATCGGGTAAGGCTTGCGAAAGCCCAAGTTGCCGCCAGCAAAAGCCGACTGAACTTGCCTTGCGTTTATCTTGGCGAACTAATAAACCCCAAGCCGGCGTGCGGTTGTGGCGCGCTGCACAAGTGCGAAAAATACGGTGAGGCCGTCTTGACCGGAACAAACACAAAGTACCGGGTATGTAGCAAATGCAATGATTACGCGGCGCGGGAGTCAAGCTAATGGAATTTTTCCCCGGGCTTACCGATCCGTTGCCGGAACCCGAACAAAACAAGCGGCCGGCCGACTGGGCGCGGCAACCCGAAATCGTTGCGAACCATTTGGCGGCATTCAATCAACTTTTGCAATCAATCAAATCAAAACCGGCAAAATACCAAACCGATCAAGGCGCGGGAATTTTGATTGTTGGTGGCGGCAAATTCTGGCCGGGAATTATCGTGGGCCTAAAGTTGCTGAGAAGCCTTGGCGACAAAACCCCGGTTGAAATCTGGCATCGTGGCGAAGTTGAGCCGGTCAACCCAAACGATTTGGCGGGCCTCGGGCCGGTTCGGCTTATTGATTCCATGGCCTACGCGGCCGCAAATGGCGGCGCAAGGATATTGAGGGGTTGGGAACAAAAGCTCTTTGCCTTGTCGCATACAAAATTGCGGCAATGCCTTTACCTAGACGCGGACGCTTATCTGGTAGAGCCTCCCGGGCCATTGTGGGATTTGCTGCAATCGGCCGGGTTTGGATTTTGGGAGGATATGGCGCACAACGAAACAACCGTCAAATGGGAAATGGTTTGGCCCAACGGAAAAAATGGCGTCAATCCAATTCAAGGCGGCCAGCTATTGATTGATCGCGAAAAGGCTTGGAAACTGATTTTGCTATCGCATTGGATGAATCAACATTCCGATTTTTATTACTCCCATATGTTCGGAGATCAAGACACATGGCGCGTATGCTTAGCCGCGCTAAACGATAGCCACCTATGGAAAAACTTTGGCAAGGCCCCTTGGGTTTCAACCGCGTTTGTTGTTGGCGGGCCCGACAAGCCGCGCATTGTTCATCGTTGTCAGGGCAAGCTATTCCGAATATCCGATATTCCGGCCGGCAAGCAAAACTACAATAGCCCAAAATACAATTTGCCACGGGAAAAAGAGGTTTTTGGATTTCTGGCCGAATACCTTCAACGCGATCAACCGGAAAAACCCAAGGAAATTTTTGGCAAGATTTACGAAAACAAACTTTGGGGGGAGGGTTCCGGCGCGGGTTCGGAAAACCTTGAGGCCAAGCCTTACATCGACCAAATTAATTTCATGCTAGAACTTGGCAAAATCAATTCGGTTGTTGATTTGGGTTGTGGCGATGGCTACATCGGCAAACGGTTGGAGGTCGATTGGTACACGGGGATTGATTGCCACGAACCGCATATTGAGCGATTAAAATTGGAATCATGCGACAAGGTTTGGCAAACCTTGGATTTTTACAATGATCGCGATTTGATACCGCCTGGGGAATGGCTACTAGTAAAGGATGTCTTGCATCATTGGCCCAATCGTTGGGTTGTTGATTTCATTTCTTGGCTCAAAAGAAATCCCAAATGGGACATGGCCATTTTTACGCAAGACCGGGCGCAAGTTGATGGAATGCCGGATTGCCACTTGGGCGGTTATCGTGCCTTGAATCATGCAAAATTACCCCTAAGCCAATTTGGATTCCGGCCGGTTGGGCAATACTTGCATAAAGAAATTCTCTCTTTGAGGTTGCGTTAATGGAACCAAACACAATTACGCTTATCCGGGATTTAGGCCTCCCATCGGCGTTGCTTATCTTTATTTTGTTCGGCGCATGGCGCGCCGCAATTTGGATCGGGGAAACGGTTGTCCGGCCGCTAGTGACACGAACAACAAGTTTTGTTGACCGGCTGGAAGTTGCCGTTAATGAAATGAGCGACACGCTCAAAACCGTTGTTGTCCAACAAGGCAAAATGGTTGAACAAGTTGAGCGGATTTCGGCTATTGGTTGTGCCAATTATCTAGCGGGGAGGGGCGGGCATGGGGATAATAACCCTTAGTTTTTGTCTTTTATTTGGGCAAGAAATACGGTTGCCGGAATCCATTGCCGGGGCCCCAGGCGAATTTGTTTTGGTTCGGCCCGAAACAGCCGGCAAGGTTGTTCGCTATGTCGGGCTTGATTCAGGGCTTTCGGTTTTCCCATCCGGGCAACTAGCCGATCAAAAGGCAACCGTTGTAATTGCGGTAAACCCGGGAAAATATCGGCTTTTGGCGTACACGGCCCAAGGTGACATTCCAAGCCCCCCAATCATTATCCAAATTGTTATTGGTAACGGCCCAGGCCCTATGCCGGTTGATCCGTTAGCCGATTCATTGCAGGCCATTTATGGAGCCATTCAGGAACCCGGCCGGGCCGATACCGTGGCAAGGTTGGCGACGGTCTACCGCAAGTTTTCCCAAGGCTTTAAGGCCAACCGGCTAAATGATTTATTTGGACAAATGAAATCCGAAACCGCGGGCATCAAGGGTTGTGATACATTGCGCGAACGGTTGGCCGATTATTTGGATATTGCCTTGGGAACTGATGGCGCGGCAACAATTGGGCCTGAGTTGACAAGCAAAATTAAGGCTGAGTTTTCCAAGATTGCGGGGATTTTGGGGGGCTTGAAATGACGGATTTTGCTACGGGTTGGGTAGAGGATTCCAGCGCGGTTTCGGCATTGCTTGAAGAATTGCCGCAACCATTTGCCAGCAATACCCCGGCCGGACAAGTCGAGGAATTGCCGGAACGCGTTCACTTATGGGACATTGCGCGCAAGGTTACCGGCGCGCTATTGCCCCCGCGAAACCAAGGGGCGGTGGGTAGTTGCGTGTCTTTTGGCACGGCCCGGGCCGTTGAATACTCAATGGTTTGTGAAATCTTTCAAGGTGAACCGGAACAATTTGTTGAGCTGGCAACTGAAGTTATTTACGGTGGCTCAAGGGTTGAAATTGGTGGAGGCAAGTTATCCGGCGATGGATCGGTTGGAGCCTGGGCGGCTGATTGGTGCCGAAAATATGGCGTACTTGGTAGGGAGAAATACAACGAAATCGACCTCACCATCTACGATGAAAAGCGTTGTCGTGAATGGGGAAAATCTGGAATACCAACTTCCATTGAAGATTTGGCCAAGTTGCATCCCACAAGATCGACGACTCTTGTTCAAAATTGGGAGGAAGCCCGTAGAATGCTGGCTAGCGGCTATGGGATAGCCCTATGCTCCAGCCAGGGCTTTTCGATGATTCGTGATGGCAACGGAATATCTGCGCCCAAGGGAATCTGGAATCATTGCATGACTCTGTGCGGCTATGATTCAATCAATGGTCAGCAACATGGCAGATTTGATAATTCTTGGGGCGGTGAAGCCCATACCGGCCCGGTTGGCCCGGGCGCGCCTGGGCCTGAAGGGTTTTGGGCTAGTGCGATTATTATTGATAAAATGTTGAGGCAAGGCGACAGTTGGGCGTTTTCGTGCGTTGAAGGTTTTCCGGCGCGCAAGCTGCGTTGGATTCTCTAGGGAGGGTTTTTGTCGTGAATGATCCAATCGAATTGCCAAAAAGTTTTCCGCTTAATTCGGCGCGAATCATCCTTGAGCTTATGCGCGCCGGCCGGGGATTTGATGAGGAATCCATTGCGGCCGGGGTTACCTTGGTTGCGTGGGGGGCTCAATTCGCGGCCCCAGGGCCCAAGGTTGTTGGGTTGGCCGATCCGGTTTCGAGCATGGACGCGGTAGCAAGGGACGGCCTAATTTCCGCGATTGAAGAATATGAAAACCCGGGCGTGAGAAGTTTTGGGATTGTCCCTTGGGGAATTATCGTGGAATGGGTTGCCCGAAAGATAATTGAACATATCCTGAAAAGCTAGGCATGATGCCGCGCATGGAAGCGATTGGGCCCGGGTGATTACCCGGGCCCTTTTTTCCCCTTATTCCCCCCCTTTTTTGGGGGGCCGGCCGGTTGGCCCAATGGTCATGGTTTCAACCAACCCGCGTGGAATAACCCAATATCTCCCGATTTTGCGCGGCCCCTCTAGGCCGCGAAAACATAATTTTTGGAGAACCGATCTTGAACACGCAAGCATTTTTGCGGCTTGCGCTAGCGTAAGAAAATCCATTCCTATCACTCCACAATTACATTTTGGATATTTTTTGCCCATTCAACGATTACTTCAATTTTGGCCAAGGAAACCCATTCCCAATGCTCCCGCCCGGGGAAATCTTTCATGATGATTTCCGAATATTTTGACAATTCGGGAGAAAATTCAACCCGCAAAGCCGCCCGGGAATACCAGTATTCGACTTGGCCATTAAACCGGATTTCCTCAAGTTGTTCGGCCAATTTCGCCAACGCGGCGCGCCGGGTGGGAAAGCCGTGGATTTTGGGCCATGACTCACCAAGTTTAGTGATGTACCATAGAGTCCGGTTATCCTCAAATGTGCCAGCATACGCACCCCGCATGATTTCGTAGCCGTGTTTGCGGGCTTCTGCAATATTCATTACTTGCCCTCCAAGTGCGCAACATGAGCGGTGACTTCCTCGATTGCAGCTTTGCGCGCCGCTTGGGTTTTTCCGTCGCCAAACCGATGGTCAAAAACCGGAACGGCAACCGGGAGGCAAGCCCGGGCAACCCCGCTTAATGTCGCCTTGTTGGCGGGGATTTGCGCCGCATAAATTGCAACCCTGATTTCCGTTTCGGAGTAAAGCGCAACCGCCACCGCGCATTCGGTTTCGGCCCGGTAGCCATAGGTATTGCAAACCGTGCCGCCATGGATGGCACGGAAAATAGTGCGCTTTTTTTCCATGGCAATTTCTGCGGCTTTTTGCGCCAATTGTGGCAATCCGATTGTCCGGGCTTTCAAACGCCCCGTTCGTTCATCGTCGCAAATGATTACCTTGATATCTGGCATTTCATACCCTCCCAAAAAAAGACCCGCCAACCCGGCCGGCCCCAAGGCCCCCCCGGGAAAGCCCCGGGGGGTTATGGGGGCGTTCAGGCGCAATCAACCTCAACACTAAGCCCCCTATCAGCGCCGATTTTGTCGCCTAGAGCAATTGCCCTTTTTTCTGAAAAAACCTTGTAAATCTTTCCGTAAATGTTTTCAGATTCGTCGGTTACCATGACTTCCCAATAGCAGGTTTCGTTTCCGCGAAAATCAAAATCCTCGAAGGGCCCGGTAACTGCGACAAACTTGGTTAATGTTGCGTTCATTTCGTTTTCTCCCTCCCGCGTCATTGCGGTAATCAAAATGTACGAGGTTGCGTAAATTTCCGCAATACCAGAATCGAAAAAAAATCGGGAAATCTGGAAAAAATATTTTCAAACATTGGGCAAGCTAGAAAACTAACTAGCCAATTTAAAGGCTGAGTAAGGATTCCGCACCTCTCAAATATCGTTTATTTTCTTGGTTTTTGGGTTTTTCTTTGTGACAGATTGTGCATAGCATTCCCCGGCCGCGATTGTGCGGCGCGGGAGGAATCGCATGGGAAACGAACTGCAAAAATGGGCGCGGGAATGGCTTCTTGGCCAATGGATGGAAACCATCAATTCGGGCCTTGAATTGGGCCTTGGAAACACGGAAAAACTTCAGGCCCGGCTTGCGGTTGTCGAGGCAAAACTTGTCATGATTCAACGCGAATTGGAAAGCCTCAACAAACCCAAAGGAAAGCGAAAAAATGTCCAGCAAAATAACGATTGATCTTATCGACGGAAATTGGATTTGGACGGCCGAATTGAATGGGAAAATCGTCGGAACCGGGTCAACCGAAATTGGGCGTTGGATTGCCGAATGCCAAGCCGGCCGCGCCCTACGCGATGCCGCCAAATGCGACGAACCTGGCCGTTGCCCGTCTTGTAATTCCCTGCACCTGGGGCGGGGTGAATGCCGATCTTGCTATCGGGAGTATTTGCAACCCCGGGGCGAAAGATCATGGGACGATTGATTTTGGGCTTTTTTTTGGTTTGTCTTTTCGGGTGCAATTCGACGCGGGTAACGGTTGATCTCAATTATCAGCCGCGCCCCGATATGGTTCTGAAAATCAATATTTTGGGAGGGTAGTTATGGCAGATTTTCCAAGGGATTGGGTTTCCTGCACCGATTCGCGTGGCACCAAATCGGTTTTGCCGCCACGGTTGCGGGTTTGTGAGTGCGCGTCTTGCGGCGCAATTTGTTGCCGCGAATCTGTCGCGCTTTCCGTTCCACGCCTAAATGACGCAATTCGGCTTGATTGGTTGCGGATTTTGGCCGGGCGCATTTTGGGCCGGCCGTTTTGCGAACTTTGCTATCCGGCTAAGTCTCCGGTGATTCGGTAATCAATTTTTTAAGGGAGGGCTTTTGCATGAGTGGTGAATTGGTTCCAATTGATGCGCCTAGGCAATTGGTTAAAAATGCGGCCGTTGCGGCCGAATCTTGCCGGGAATTGCTGGCAAGTTGCATTGTTGAAATTCGGCAAGGCGGGCAAACCTCAAGGCATTTGCGGGTAGAAGGTTGGTCGATGTTGCTGGCCGCCCATGGGCTCATGCCGGGTTGCGACGAACCGCAACGGGTGGAAAATGCCGATGGCGGGCTAATCGGTTATCGTTGTCGAGGCTGGATAAGGGACAACCAAGGGCGCGAATTGGGCGCGGCCTACGGCATGGTTTCTACTGATGAACGCAATTGGCGAAACAAGCCCGAATTTCAATTGGCCAGCATGGCCCAAACCCGGGCCGTGGCCAAAGCCGCCCGGTTATGCCTGGGCCATGTTGTGGCTTTGTTGAAATTACCGGGTCTAATGGCCACCCCGGCTGAGGAAATGGAAATCGACCATGAGCCCCAACAAGCCCCAAGCCAATCGCAACCCTTGCCTGGGCCGTCGCCAACGGGGCGGGGTATTTCCGCGCCGGCAACGGCTAAGCAATTGGGCATGATTTCATCGTTGGTGAATCGGTTAAAGGCAACATCCCCCGAACTTGGGACGGAATTACGGAATCGGTTTGGTGATGCGGCAAATCTAGACCGCGAAAGCGCAAGCGCAATCATTTCTGAATTGCAGGACATGATGGGCCAAACAAATGAAGGCCGTTGAGCTGGCGTGGTTTGAGGTCGCAATCGGTTCCGAAGTTGGCCGATTGCGCCAGATAAATGCGATGAGAAAAGGATCTAAACCATCGTATTCATATAATCGTGAACCGTGGGGGGATCATATCAACGGGGCTTGCGGCGAACTGGCCGTGGCAAAAGCCTTGGGAATATATTTCCCCGGTTCGGTTGGCACCTATGGCCAACCTGATTTGCCCCATCAAATTCAGGTGAAAACCCGATCCGAACATTGGCAAGAGTTGGCCTTGCGTGAAACGGATAACCCACAACATAGATATGTATTGGTTACCGGCAAGGCACCAAGTTTTCGCCTTGTTGGTTGGGCCCAAGGGAATCAATTTCGGATTCCCCAATACCGCAAATTCATGGATGAAAACCGGCCACCGGCTTGGGTGATTCCCCACGAATCCCTATTCCCGATTTCGTCGCTATTCGAGGTTATCCGGCTTGAAATCAATGCAGCAAATAAACGCCATTTGGAGGGCGCAAAATGAAACTCTTGGCGGTTCAATCAATCAAGTTTTTGAGGCTAAAAAGGGCTTTGAATTTGCCGCATTACGCGGCCGTTGGGCTATTGGAAAGTCTATGGCTTTTCGCTCAAACCAATGCCCGCGACGGCAACCTAGAGCGGTTCACGCCGGACGATATTGCGGCCGCGCTTGAATGGGCGGGGGATGCCCGCGAACTTGTCCAATCCTTGATTGATTCTGGTTGGTTGGATTCGTCGCCAACCCTTAAAATCCATGATTGGGATGAACACTCCCCAAGGTGGGTTCGGGGGGTTTTGGCAAGACAGGAAAGACGAAATGAGGCTAGGAAAGATTGTCAGATAAACCCTACTGAGTTGCCTACTGAGTTGCCTAC